AAGTCTGTAACCGCTGCTAAGAATAATTATCAAGAGATTGAAGATGTGCCACAACAAGCACAGCCTCAACCTCAACAACAAGTTAGGCAGCAACCTGCCAATGATCCTAGAGCAGAAGATTGGGCTTCTAAGAATGATTGGTTTGGTAAAGACAATGTTATGACTGCTGCTGCACTTGCGATTGATGCAGAATTAAAAGGAGAAGGATATGATCCACAGGATCAAGACTTTTACCAAGAAATTGATAACAGACTTAAAAAGGCTTTTCCTCAAAAGTTGGGAGAAAGTCAAGAACGTGTGCAGGAAAATACGTCACAACCTGCTCAAGTAGTATCTGGGGGATCACGCTCTTCCTCATCTAGTTCTAGGAAAGTGAAACTATCTAAAGAAGATGTTGCACTAGCCCAGAAATGGAATATACCACTTGAAAAATATGCTGCTGAGAAGTTAAAAGTTGACGACTCAGATGGCTATACAAACATACTGTAGCGTGGGAGATAAAGAATGACAACACGAAATGAATCACGTAGTAATACACAACGAGAAACTAAAACAAGGGAAGAAGAATTTGTCTTTGAGGAGCCGGATGCCCTCGCTATACCTCCAGAGGTAGAAGCACGATTCAACAGTGATGGATTATCATTACGTTGGTTACGCATATCTGTAAAAGGCCAAGACGACATTTCTAATGTTGGTAAGAAACAACAGCAGGGATGGATTTTTGTTACTCCTGATGAGGTTCCTGAGTTAGCTATTACATCCTTCGTGAAGGAAGATGGTCGTTATACTGGTACAGTCTGTCGTGGAGACTTAGCACTTGCTAAAATACCAAGTAACCGTGTGACGGCTAGGAGAAAGTACTATGAGGATAAATCGAATGACATGATGGATGCGGTGAATGCACAACTCATGAGAAACAATGACTCTCGTATGCCTATCTCTAATACAAGTAAATCAGTAAGAACAACAGGAAGACAACCGTCTTTTCAAGATTAGTCTTCCTATAACTATAGGAGAAACACATGTCTACTACTAAAGCATTTCGTGGCTTTACTCCTGCTCGTAAGAAAGGTGGAGGTTACAACAATGAAGCTGTAACTGATATCATTGCTTGGTCATCTACTGGCCTAGCTGGTACACCTACTAACAACATTTTCACTGGTGATCCAGTGGTACTTCCCGGTGCTGGCTTTACAACAATAAGTCCTTTTATTGCTGCAACGCTTAAACCTTCTGGAGTATTCATGGGTTGTCAATATGTTGAAAATGGTGAGCAGAAATTCTCTCGGTATTGGCCGGGTGGAACAAGTGCCACAGATATAAAATTCTTTGTGATAACTGATCCAGATCAGACCTATCATATTCAATGTTCACTAACCCTATCTGCTGCTGAAGCTCTCATTGTAAAGAACTACAATGTGACAGTCAGTTCAACAGCATCTTCAGGAAATACTACAACTGGTCAATCTAGTTACTATCTATTAGCTGCATCTGGTGCTGAAACAGAACAGGCTGCACGAGTTATAGGTAGAGCGCAGTATCCTGATGAAGGTGATAGTGACGCATTTCCAATCGTGGAAGTATTTCTTAACACACACCGTGATCGTTATGTCACGGCAACAGCATCTACAGCTTAATAGGGAGGATTTATTATGGCTATAAATAGAGCTAGTATTAGTAAAGAACTCCTACCCGGCTTAAACGCTGTGTTTGGAGTTGAGTATGGAGAAGTTAATGATGAACATAAACCTCTCTACGAAGTAGAAAACTCAGATCGTGCTTTTGAAGAAGAAGTACTATTCACTGGTTTTGGGTCTGCCCCAACTAAAGGTGAAGGTGCTGCCGTTACTTATGATGACGCACAAGAAAGTTACGTAGCACGTTATACGGCTGAGACTGTAGCATTAGCATTTGCTATTACAGAAGAAGCAATGGAAGACAATCTATATGATACGTTTGCCAAGCTTCGTGCTAAAGGTCTTGCTCGTGCAATGGCTAACACTAAGCAGGTTAAAGCTGCAAATCTATTCAACAATGGTTTCACAGATACCATTGGTGATGGGGCTGCATTCTTTTCTGCTGCACACCCAACAATCTCTGCTGGTAACCAGAGCAACTTAGCTGCTGCTGCTGACCTGTCAGAGGCTACACTTGAAACCATTCTAACGAACATCCAGAAAATCTCTGATGATCGTGGTATCTTAATTGGTGCAAGTGCAGTAAGTCTACATATCCCAGTTGACTCATGGGCTATTGCAGATCGTGTTTTATCTAGTCCCGGCAACACTCAAACGAGTGCAGCAGGTGCTAACCCTAATACGAATGCAATCAATGCTACTCGTCACCTAGGTATGCTACCAGATGGGTACTACATCAACCGAAGGTTCACAGACACTGACGCTTACTTTGTCAAGACTGACGTACCTAATGGTACTAAGATGTTCAACCGTACTCCTCTTCAAACTAAGATGGAGCCAGACTTCGACACTGGTAACCTTCGTTTCAAGGCACGAGAGCGTTATAGCTTTGGTGTTTCTGATTGGCGTGGGTTCTTTGGTAGCGCAGGTTAATTAATATATGGGGAAGGGGGAAACCTCTTCCTCATTATTATAAGGAGATGATATGAGTACAAATGTTAAAGTAGCACAAAACGTAAGTAGTGATGGTGCAATCATAACAGGATTTCGTTATATTGATAGTAACCTAACTGTAGGCGAAGAAGGCATAGGACAAAATTCACCAACAACAACAAGAGTTTTAGCAATACATACATATTCTACTCTTGCAGGTGAGGTTGTTATTACAGGTAGCAAACAGATTACCAACAAGACAGCTAAAGGAACAGCTATTAGGTATCGTGTAGGTGCGTTAGATTCTAATGATCAGTATATAGGAGATATGGGAGTTGGTGTTAATGGTATTGTAAGTGTTGCAACATCAGGAACAGGAACAATGCTTCCTACAATTACTTTATACTTAGGCTAAGATATGACTACATTCTCATATCTAAAAACAGATTTGATTAACACAACTGAGAATGACTCTACTGAGTTCTCTACTCAAGTGTCTTCGTTTGTTAAGAAGACAGAGTTTCGTTTAGTCAAAGATCTAGATGATCAAGGTATGACTGAATATACAAGTGTGTCAGTATCCTCTGGTAATGCAGGTGCTGTACCACTAAATGATAGAGTACGTATTGTACGTAATGTAAACTACATTGTAAGTACAGGTACAACTATAACTAATCTATTACAAAGAACATCAGAGTATGTTAATGACTATTGGCCTGTTAGTGCATCTACAGGTAGTCCTAGATATTACACAAGAAGAGATAACTCTAATATAAAGATTGTGCCTACTCCTGTTTCAGCAATAACAGTTGAGATACAAACACAATCACAACCACTACCTCTAGCATCAGCTACAGGAACAAGCGTAACAACACAGAATTATTTTAGTGAGTATTGTTATAATGCTCTCTTTGCAGGTTGTATGATAGAAGCAACTATGTACATGAAAGATTGGAATACACTACCAGTATGGCAAGCACAGTATGACAATGCTATATTAGCACTACGAAATCAAGCAAGACGTACCAGACAAGATGACATGGCAGTTGCTGCATCTCCTGCTGGTGGTCCAGATACCATAGCACAGGGAGCAAGTTAATGAACGAAAGAACTAAAGGAACTGATTCTGATTTCTCTAAAAAGGTTGAAGAGCAGAATAAGAAAGCGGCTGAAAAAGCAGCTAAAAAAGCTAAGAAAGCTGTTGGTAGAAAAGGTGGTGGTATGATCTATAAAGATATGGGTGGTTTAGTAGGAGGACAAGCTAAACTTGATATGAATAAAGATGGTATGATCACTGGACAAGATTTTAAAATGATGCCTAAAAAGTATGGTGGTAAGATTACCTATCGTATGAGTGGTGGTAAAGTAGCTGGTGCAGGATACGATGATTAGTCGTGGATCTGTTAGACAGCAGATTATGAAGCCCGGAAAGAAAAAGAAAAAACTAAGTAAATTAAATAAGAAGCAAAGAAAGAAAAGGAGAAGTTAAATGGGTGGACCCATATCACAGATACCAACTCCAGTAGATTTGGATGAAGTATTAGGCAGACCAACTGGACAGGGATATGGTGCTGCTCGTAAAGGCCCAAGCGTTACAGGTAAAGAGAGTGACGTAGTTGTAGAAGAAGATTACTCTCAGGGTAAGTCTTTCAAAGTTTCAATAGGAGAGTAGTTATGGCTTTAACAGCAGAAGAAGCAAAAGAATTAAAACAATTAAAAAATATTAATTCTCCAGTTCTTAGTCAAAGAAAAAGAATATTACAGTTACAACAATTTAAAAATATTAAACGTAGAGAAATTCCTAAAAAACCAAAAGTAACTCCTATTACAAATGAATATTCTGAAGGTAATTTTGGAAAACCTTCTACTAAAAAAATTAATAATAAAAAGAACAGCACAACAGTAAGTTCTACTGAAGAAAAACGAAGAAAAACTATGAAGAATGTTGTTCCTGCAATGAGAAAAAAGAAAAAAGAATTACAAGAAAAAAGAGAACAAAACTTAGCTAGTACTTATAACCAAGGTACTGGAAAAACTATGTCTAAAAAACCTGCTGAAAATTCTGATGATGGTTTTGGAAAGAAAAAGAAAGTAAATAATAAACCTAAAACTACTACAAGTCCTTCATTAAATTTTCTTACTCCTGAAGGAAAGAAACAATTTAGTAGTATCTTATCTAAACTTAAAAAAATGATTGGTCCTAAAGAACGTATAACATCTACAAAAATTAAAAAGAATTTACCTAAAGATGAAACTTATAGTAAAAAACAAGTAGAACAATTACGTGTAGCTTTAACACCTTCAGATAAAAGGAAGTCTCCGGGGCATCCTAGTATTAGAGCTAAAGCTCCTGTAGTAAAAAAGAAAGTTACATCTACAGGTAAGAAGAAATTAAATGCTAATGAATTAGAAAAACTAAACAAGATAAAACCTAGAGGACCAAAAAATGCTAATGAATTAGAAAAACTAAACAAGATAAAACCTAGAGGACCAAAACCTAATCAACCTGCAAAAATAACTAGTAAAAGAACTCAAGACGAAAAGGATGCAGGTGCTGGTAAGTTTACTGGAAAAACTCCGGGGTATACACCTAGAGGTAATAAAGAATCAATGAACAGAACTAAAGAAACAAAGAAAGCTGCACCTAAAAAAGAAAGTTTCTTAGGGTTTGAAAAAATATCAGGGCCAAAAGGAATATTTTTAGGGCCAACTGGTGTAAGAAAAATGAAAACACCTTTCGGTGGTACTATTGAATTAGATAGCACACCTATAGAAGATAGAGAAGATCGTAAAGTTGGCGGTAAAGTAAGTAAGAAAAAAGGTGGTATGATTAAACGTAACATGGGTGGACCAGCTAAACCTAGAAAGAAAGTAGTCTTTCGTAGAGGTGGTGGCAAAGCCTTACGAGGATTTGGTAAAGCTACCTATTCTAATAAGATGTACTAATGGATTATGGTAATACTGATAAAATAGACTTTACTATACATAAGCCAGATAGAAAAGATTACAAAGATTGGCATGTATGGTTTCAAGATTACTGTGATTATCTAGTACAGAAATACAGGAACACTTATGGCGAAGACTAAGAAAAAAAGAAAGCCTAGTAATATGAAGGGCATGACCATAGGAGGAGGACAGAAACGTCCTACTAAGTCTGGTGCTGGTATGACTGCCAAGGGTGTTGCTAAATATAG